CCTACCAGTGCCGGCAAACAGTATGCGGTATCCGCTATAGGCGGAACGCAAGCTGGTGTCGACACTGCGAGTAGTCCCAGCCGCCCGTTTACGGTTACCCTCAGTAGGCCACAGACTCTTAAAAGTCTTGGCCCTGTGGATCCCGTTACGGGCGTTCTGCGCTCTGTCCCGCGAAATACGTACAAGATCATCGTCCGCAAGGGCGTCACTTCGCTGGCTGGCCAGTCTGCTGTGGTACTCAATGCCACGTTGCAGCTGGACATTCCCGCTGGTGCCGACATTGCTGATGCTCCTAATGTACGTGCGGCTATGTCACTGCTTATCGGAAGTCTGTCACAGATCTCCGGAAGCATTGGCGATACTCTCGTTACGGGAGTCATTTAACTCTCCATTGGAGGTATTATGAATCACCATAATGAACATTATCGAATGGTTGAAGAACCATCACGCCGCGATCATGGGCACTGTCCTCTTGTTGCAGAACGTCACTCCATTGGGGAGTACGCTCCGTCACTCGTTGGACGCAGTGTCTTTGATCTTTTCCGCGATGGCTGGAAGCTAATCCAGCCTAATAGCGGTAATGCACTTCTTCATGTACATTTTGTTGAGTTCACGATCGTCAGATTTGCGTCTGATGAAAATGATATCAGCATTGTTGTACATTGTAAGTTACCTGATACCTTCGAGTTTAACCTCGAAGATATAGGTTTCCTACAAGTGCAGTATTGCTATGAAAAGCTAGAAACTTGCACAACTGGTCGGTTGGTAATTCCGCACTTCGGTGCGGCAAAACTTTCTGACTGGATGCGCGGTGAGTTCTTGAAGCAATTCATGGATTCACGCTAGCTGACAGAGAGGTATAGAACTTTATGGGCCTTAGTCCTGAAGCTCTTTATCATTCGGTGTTTAGTGATCTTGCAGAATATTTACCGTTCGGCCCAGTAGGCCTTGGGGATATTCCACCAGACGCTTCTTATAAGCAGTTTGCAGCAAGCTACCTTCTATCCTCGATTGTGAAGAAATTCACTCCCGTGGATACGACGTTAGCTGATGCAGCTGCGAAAGAGAAGTTCTTTGCATCAAATAAAAAGTGCAAGGACTGGAAGCTTCCTTTGATGGATGATCGTACAAATACTCTTTATGGAACTTTCCTTAAGGAGCTTGACGATTTCTTTCATCCGGAAGGCCTGCCTCTAATTTCCTGCTATAGTCAACTTGTTGACAATGGTAGGGTTGGACCAGGTTCGTCAATTGGTGCAAATGGGCTTAGCTTGTATGCTAAACTCTTTTCATCACAACTGACGACTACATCACTAAAGCTGGACTCAGTGTTCAGCGGCTACTTTTCTCGGTTTCCGAGGTTTCATGAGGCACTTGCTATGTGCCGTGAAACCTTCGGAGAACCTAAGGTAGTTGACCGAAGTCGCTGTAGCTTCGCTCCAAAAACGACAGACTGCAGTCGTATGATTTGCGTTGAGCCCTCTCTGAATATGTTCTTTCAGTTAGGTCTCGGCGCAGTTCTTGAGGATCGATTGAGGACCTACTTCAAAGTAGATCTTCGAAATCAACCCTTCAAAAACCGACGACTGGCACAGTTAGGGAGTAAGACCGGTAATTTTTCAACTATCGATCTTTCTTCCGCGTCTGATTCAATTTCGATTGAGCTCTGTAGGCAGATCTTACCAGGGTGGTTTTTTGACACCTTGATGGAGCTGCGTTCATCTCAAACTGAGATTGATGGTAGACCTGTGACTCTAGAGATGATTTCTACTATGGGGAATGGTTTTACATTCCCCTTGCAGACTATCATCTTTGCTGTCTTATTAGAGCTGTCTACAAGTTTAACAACTTGTGGGTTGATGACTTTCAGCCGAACTGGGCTTGTTTCGGTGACGATTTGATATGTACGAAAGCTTGCTTTCGTGATGTCATACGCCTCCTTAACTTGCTTGGTTTTACTGAGAACAGTTCTAAGACCTTTGCGGAAGGTCCGTTCCGGGAGTCTTGCGGTGCTGACTGGCTTTTCGGCCAACCAGTAAGGCCAGTTTTCATCAAGAAACTGGACACTCTGCAAGATATCCTAGTTGCCATTAACCTCCTAAATGATTGGTCCTCTTATAC